GAAATATTGAGCGAGTGGTCTAGAAGACTACCACAGGCACCGTTTTGGGTAATTACCCACAACAACCCCGACTCATTTATTTAACGTCGCTGAGCTACGACAAGACACACACTCTGGGATGATTCAGGCGAAAAATGATCGCGCTGGGCTGACCTGGGCTCGCAGAAGAAGAGCCTCACTGTCATCATCCAAGACGAAATTCCATGTGGATTTGTGCAATCCTTTAGCAATCAGATCATGGATCTGTTGCAGCACAACCGACTGGAACTCATCGACAATTTCCCCCTTTCGAAGGGTGTCGAGAAGATCGTCGCAGAGTGCCTGTTGAACACTCGGACGTGGAACATACACCTTTGGGGTGTAATGCGTTCCGCGCCGGATGTCCTTCAGAACACGAATAGCCCCGATAGGAGGGCACACTGGGATCTGGGTTGCGAAAACCTGAGCATTCCAGTAGTCGTAGATCCTAGAGATCGACATTGGTTTAAGACGGTTCTGCGGCTTGAAATAAGCCATCACTACCTTGTCTTCCACCAGTTGCGCGCCGTGATTTGCACGGGATGCGTAACAGAATCGACTCATCCATGCGTCGGAGATATCGGTTGATTCTCCTTCGCGGGGCACATAGGGCCCCGGGATCATACGCCAATTGGCCATAGCACCTGCCATTTTTATAGCAGATAGACTGACGCCCTTCTTACGATAGAGAGCAAGTCTGGGATCGTGCACGAAACGCGCTGCGATATCCCGCTGTGACCGAGTGAACTTAGCTGCCTTTTCAGGAGCGTACACTGGGTCAAGGCCAAATCCTCCCAGATGAACTGGGAGGTACCAGTTTGGTCGGTAAACCGGTCCAAACCAATCCTTCTTCCATCTCAACATCGCGGCAGGTATAGCACAGTTTGCCCAAGGGCACTGGCTAACCATTAGCGAGAGATCTTTCCCAATCTGTACGGGGGTGGCTTCTGAAGCACCTCCTTTCAACGACTGTCCACGGATCAGTCGAAGATTTAGATAACCCTTACGAACCATAACGCCTCGACGGCGGATAAAGGTTTGGGAGTTGATCATACAGACATCTGGCGACAAATAGTTTTTGCCAGCGGAAATCTTGAAGCCTGCATCTTTTGCAGCAGCAAGGAAGATAGGATAGAACGATTCGAAACACTTAAAGAGCATGTCGTCACCATTGACGAGTGCGAGTGCTTTCATTCGTTCACCAAGTAGAGCCCTAGGAACATACTGTTTCCCGACTTTTTCAAGCGGGGATTCTTCCTCCCACCGTTTGATGGCGAGGAGATAGACAGCATAATTAATGACGCAGAGAGCTGGGAAGCTCAGAGGATGACCCATGGGTTGACCCTCAATTGCGATAATTTTTGTTCCATCAGGGTAGGTGGCCTGTCCCGACAATAGGGACAACCAGACCAGATCGTTCTGAGGAAGATCTAGATTCTCAAACACAGCGAAAGTAGCGTGTTTCTTGAGAAGGTCGGTTGCGGACTCATAGTCCACAGAGCACCAAAATGGGAATTCGGGTAGCAGATGATCTATTTCATCGACCCGTGTAGCGAGATCTGGGATCAGCATTGTTGACTGTGGGCATTTCTTCCAGTTGTCCAGTAACAGTCCTTGCGTCGGCTGTATAGCCGAGTATAGGTATCCGTCACCTTTTGTGATGATCCGAAACTTTCCAGGTTCAGGTATTGCTTGCACTTCAAGTCCGAGACCGGGGCGTAGCCCATTAGAGTCAAACGACGTGCAGCGATCAATCGCCTCCTGTTCCATTCGCGAAAACTCAGTTTGTCGCCAATGGTTCAGTGAATAATTCAGAGTCCGGAGTTTGCCAATTTTGGCGGCATCAGAGTCTGAAGAATTCGAAGGTAGCACAAAGCGCTTGGTTAACCCTAGCGCCCCTCCGATTCGTCGAGGGGCTTGTAGGCAAGCGCTAGCTGATGGCATAAACTTCAATGTTACGGCGGTTTCCTTAGGTTGCAGAATAGCAACGGAGACTTCGTTAATCATTTCCTTGAGGTCGAGGGGCAATGCGCCTCTGTCTTCATGGGTAAATGCAAGCTTGTGTTTGTCGAGAGCAGCCTGTTTCTTCTTGTCCCCCAAAAGGGGCCACATCAACTTAGATCCTTTCTGGATTGAGTAGATGAAAGAAACATCGCGGTTTGCGACAGCACGAGCCATGAAAAGTTTACACCAACCTTCAAAAAGCGGAAGGGTGTTCCAGTCGGGCCTTGGAGGCCGTTGACTATCTTTGAACACCTTACATAACAAGACGTCGAGCCAGTACTTCATGTACGTCTGCTCACGATTCTCGTCATCCTGGAATTGCTTAATTCGGGTTGCGGTTTTCCGCATCGATGTAGTAAATCTGTGGAGTTCCTTCGTTTCAAACCATGGCGAGCAATTGCTGCGCCGGGCGACGATGGGCCACACGAGAGATTCGACAAGTAAGACAATCGGGTCAAGCCACTTACCAGTAGAGTCATGAAGATCGACGATGGACTTTTTAGTCTCCTTCGTTCTTTTATCATATGTCTCTGCATACCGGTTCGTGTCAAAACCTTCGAGTCCTAAACAAGATAGTTTAGTGACAGTGAGTACAAGGTTATTCGCAGATCTTGTCGATTTGTTATCCGCTTTAAACCACATACTAGCAGCATCCGTACCGCCAACGGGCGTCTCGGGTTCGTCAGCATCATTTGTTGACACTGCTATCGGGGGCACCGACACTGGTGCACCCCTGACATCGCGTGAAGAGGAGGAAACTCTTCTGACCGCCA